TTAAATGTTTTAATTGTAAAGTTAAACAAGTCGATCAGTGGCGCTGGGCCTGATGCCCTACCTCCGAATGTCTTGAGCCTTGCGCCAGCTGGACGTACCCTACTCACGTCCCACGTAGGTATCTCACCAATGTACAGTAGCGCAATCACTTGACGGAGAGCCTTGGACCAACCCTCTTTGCTGTCCTTAACAACTATGTTAGTCTCACTGTCAAACAACTCAGGAACTTCAGGTAGCTTCTGAACGTACTGACGCTCAACACTAAAGCCTACCCCAGTACCACACATGAGAACGTGCATAGCTTCATCAAAGGCTAGCTTATCATCTACAGCTATGTAAGAGCAGTTATACATTGATATATTATCACGCATAGCTGCAGGGCCAGCCGTCATTAAACTTCGCATAGATGGCATTACATCTAGGCTTAGTATGGCTTGTTCAATGTCTTTGACGTAAGAGTCTTTGCCAGCTAAAGGATACACAATGTTTTCCATGTATCGTGCTACTGTCTCACCCCAAGTCTCACGCCTTCCTTCTTTGTCCAGCCAACGTGCATAACGTGACTTGTGTATAAATGACTGGTAGTCTGTTGGTAAGTAGTTGTTGCTCATGTTGTTATCTTTCTGTTGTGTATGTTCTACTATCGGTTGTCGCCACTACCCCTTAGGGTTCCCCTGGCTTCACGTCCATCTAACTTCTCAACGTTCAGTCTGATGATGTCTCCAAGTCCGTAACCAAAGATCGTACCAAGGGCTACGCCATAAAAAAAGACATCACCTATCTCCTTAGCAATCTCCTCAGGAGTAAACTTGTGCTTGTCACGTATTAGTTTCTTAACCTTTTCAGCTACCTCCCCTGCCTCACCTACAAGTCCAAGTGTATTCTCAACTAAACGATCATGTCCTTCAGTTAAAATCTTAGCCTCAACCCATTCACTATACCACTCGAATGGATCAAGGCTATACCTGTTGCCGTCTACCATCTTGTAGTAGCCCATAGCGTCTAGGTCAACATCACTTAGCATTAGTATCAGCGTCCAATGACTTCTTTATGTCGTCTGCCTGTTTTTTAGTTACGTCTGATATGGTCGGCCTACCTTCTAGAGAAGTCTTTAGTTCTTCAGTCTTCATCTGCTGTACAGACTGAGTACACCTAACCATGTGGTTGAATAAGATAAGAGAGTTCTGACCCAGGTTAAGTAAGTTAACAAGATCTGTCTGTTCTTTAGTTAAGTCTTCTGAGTCATACTCTTTATCGTTGATAGAAATTTTAGTCATAAGTGTTTACCTCACAGTTTAGGATGACAATATCATCAGTATCATAAATTAAATCCTCAAGCAACTCCAGTACTTCCACACAACAATTAGTGTCTGATACCTCTAAAAAGTTAGCTCCAGGATCTACCTCTAAGACAAGTCTAGCCTCAAATTTCATTGGCAGAAACTCCTAGTTATATTATTTATCACGGTATAGTCAACCGTATTCTTTACGAAGTGAAGCCAAAGAAATAAACTCTGGTTCGTAGAACCCATTCTGTATTTCTCTCTTGACTACTACCCCAGACCACCAGTCTAGGTTAGCTTGACCAGCCCAAGATTCATCAGCACCTTTAAAGCAACCAGCTACTAGACCTATAGCACCAGCTGCATCTTTAAACTTTAAGTCTCTCTTGTGTGAGTGACCACAGGTTGAACTCTTAAACCTGTTAGCAAGTAAGGAATTTGCGTGGTGCATTCCACTCATGGCTGTGCCAAAATTACCAGCACTAAAAAAGTGAGCATAAGACACACCGTCATAGTCTTTGATGGCTGGCGCTGAGTTGTGATATTCGTGGTACTCATCGAACCAGTGGCTAGTCTGTAGGTGGCTGAAGGAGATACCGTACTTAGATCCTTCTAAACGTGGGTCGTTCTTCAAAGCTTTCTTGATACGGTTTTCATGGTTACCTTCAAACCCGTAGAAGGCTGGACGCTTACGCTTGTGGTGCCTAAACTTCCAACGTAGACGATCCTGCGCCTCGTTGTAATGTTCGATGTCTGCCTCGTAGCTCTGGCTAACGATAGACTCTGGGCTGCGTGTATCAAATGTATTCAGTGATCTCATGTCAGCACCGTCACCTAAGTCCACAACGTAGTCAGGCTTGATGTCATAGAGGAAGTCACCAAGTAGGCTGAACCTATCGTTACTAACTGACGGATCACAGTGAGCACAAGAAAACACAACAGCTGTTTTACTTACAGTGTTTATAGGCATAACCTTGAACCTTTCTTACTACGTCATCGTGCTGGGAATTACCGTTACTATCAATAAAAAGACTAAAGTTACTAGACAAAAAGTCTATGTCATCCATAGCTTGCTTCATACTATCGTAGTAAAACTCTTCCTCATGTAGGTCACTATCGTACTTGTACTTAGTTAAGCAAAGGTTCCAAGGAAGGTCTACGCCGTTTTCGAATGGCCCTTTGATTACCTTAAGTATCTCAGCGTATGGTTTAAACTGTTTAGTCATTACTGCTCTCCTCTAACCAGGATTCTGGTATAACCTTGTCGGCATAGATGAAGCCGTGCTTAGTACACCAGTCACCATATGTAGACTTACTGCCTTTATATATACGTGATTTACTATTTGTAAAGACAAATCGTATGTCATGCTCAGGAAATTGTCTGCGTATTTCTTTATGTTTCCTTCTGTCGTCAGAAACGAAGCGGCCCTTGGTCTCAACTATTATACCATTGCCCAGAACAAAGTCAGGTGTGTAGGTTCTATTGCGTAGATCTATCCACTTGATCTTTGTTTTCTCGTAGGTAAAGGAGATGTTTCTTTTCTTAAGGTAGTTGGCTGTGTCTACCTCTAGACCTGAGCGATACCCTTCTTGGATACCCCTCAGTCTTTTGTTATTAAATTTCACCACGAAACTCTAAGTCCTCTGCTACGTTAGGAAGTTTGTTTACCTTAGTGAGGTAGAGTGGTTTGTCACTGTAGACAAACTTACGTAACTTAGGGTAACATATCTTCTTGAAATCGCAGTACCCACAGGTAGAAGCTAGTTTCATGTTGCCGTTGTTGCTTGCCTTAGACTGAGGCACAGGTTCAAAGGCTCTATCAGGTGGCTCATCACTCTTAGCCATAGCCTTAAGGTGCTTGACTGTGTTTTCCTTTGCATCAAACTCTTCAGAAAAATCATACACGTCTAGGCATACAGCCCCGCTAACCTTACATACCACAAGAAAACCACCATGTGTCTTATCAGTTACGAGTGGATCATCAACGGCTGCGTATACGTATGAACTAAGCTGAGAGATGTAACCAAAAGGATCATCGTTACGTAGGTTGCCAACCTTAAACTTCTTAAAGGCGTAAGGTGACGCAGACTTAACATCAATAGTCATGCCGTTAATGACAGCATCTCTGTGACCTTTGATACCATGTACATCCATGCGGTCCTGAGCACCAGTGACTGAGTGTCCAGACACAGCTGCTATAGCCAGCACTAGCTCTTCGATCATGTCACCGTAGAAGAATTTGAATAGGGTATCTGGGCCTAAGGGTTCTGACTCCAAAGACTTATTAACTTTGTACCATAGCTTACGCTCACATGGTGTACCAAGGGATGAGAGTGACAGGTAGGCACGGGGTTCCTGTGGTTTAGCAAACCTTTGCTCAGCCATATCTGCTATGTTGTTAGACATGAACTCACCAATAGACTTATCCCAACCGTTGCGGCCTAGGATAGTCTGCTCAATGTCATGCACCAGTGTGGCGTTTGTCTTAACTTCCATTGTACATCTCCCTTGCTATGAATAATAATGCCCCCACCCAACTAAGGGAAGGGGCTTTGTTATAGAACAACACACATTTAAAACATCTAGAAAGGAATAGTATCTTCTACCGTAACTTTCTTAGTAGATGCTTTGGTAACAGGGGCAGCTTTAGTATCCTCAACCTTAGAGGATAAGTCTTTAAAGGAAGGGGAGGAGCTTCCTCCTTCAGACTCGTAGGTCACGTGGTCTATGACCTGCACCGCTTCCAGACGTGTACCCCTACGTCCAGTCGATGTATCGTAAACGGCTACACGTATCATACCTGTGCTACCGTTACCAATGTACCCGTCTACGTCAAAGTCCCAGTCTTGTCCCTTAACATTCACAACAGTTGGAGTACCACTACCCCATTCATTCCTGCCTTTAAAGGGGCGGCTAAGTGTAACCTTAGTACCACCCTCGACGGATTCCATTTTCTTCTGACATCCAGCTGTCGTAAGCTTAGATGTATTGTCTTCATCAAGAATGATGGTAACTTTGCACTCACCGTCTGTCTCAACGTTCCATGATGCTTGATCACGGTTGTGTTCAAATACCTTAGCCCACTCTAGTGTGCCAAACAATTCAAGAATTTCAGTAGCCATTTTTAGTACCTCTTATCTATGGTGTTTCTGTTATACACTTATTTATCAGTGAGTGTCAAGCCAATTTATCCCTACGTCATAAGATCCTGGTGTAGGTATTCTAAACCCTAGCTCGACACCAACTTCTTCCATACACTTGGCTTGGAGTTTACCTAACTCTTCAGCCTCTTCTTTAGTTCCTATAACCTCTGTCTGGTACTCATCATGAATGAACCCTACCATCTTGAAGTTGATGCCAAGCTTACGTGCCTCAGTAGTCCAGCTAAGGAGTGTGTGCTTCATTAGTATACTCTCAGCTGACTGTAGCATACCAGCCAAAGTCTTGTGTTCGTTAGGTACTTTAACCTTGCGGCCATCATACCCTGTGAAGTATCCTTGCTCCGCTATATATGGAACAAGTCTGTTCTTTAGGTCAGATAAGCCATCAATAGATTTAACGAATGAATCCCTAGCCTGCACTGCACCATTCTTATTAACCTTAAGTATCTGTGCAGTCTTCTCAACACCTGCCCCTAGCAGCCAAGCGTAGATAAAAGTCTTAGCCATGTCACGTGTCGCATGACTAATGCCCAAAGCTTTTTTATTAACGTTGTGTATATCCGTTTCGTTTTCCTTCTTACCATCCATAATAGCACGGGCATACTGGTCTGCATCAAAGTGTCTCCACATATAATCGGCTAGTACCCTAAGCTGAATACCGTCTGCGTCTGTACCTACTAGCCAGCTACCCTTAGGTGTAGTCCAGCATGAGCGAAGGTCAGCATCATATTGTTTCTTAACCTCTTCAACGGCTGACTTAGGTTCACCATGAAAGGATGAAGGTATGTTTGCTGTGTTGGGGGAGTTGTGTGCACACCTACCTGTCCATGCCCCAATGTTATTGATGGTTCCGTGTATGCGCCCATCAGTACCTACCTGATTGATCCATTCGACTAGGGAACTACGACGTCCCTCAAGGGTCAACCACTTAGCTAATGAACGTGCACCCTCTGGGGCAAACTCAGGTAATGTCTCAAGGTTGTCCTCAGAACAAGCCCATCCGTACTTGGCTAGGTCACTCTTCTTTTCTTTGTAAAACTCCTTAGTCATACACACACCCTTCTTGCCATATGGATCACCGACAGACAGCCTAGAAAACTTTATGTTAGTAACAGTCTTGTCGTATGGTTTCCAACCAGCATCCCACAATGCTTCGATCCGATCCTTAGATGATCCAGGTTTGAAGTCGATCCAGTTGTAGCACACTAAATCTTCACCCATTACTTGGGTCAAAGCATACTTCTCCTTAGCCTTAACAACACTAGACACCTCAGTACCATCTAGCTTTAGGCGGTACATCATTGTGTTAACAGGGGTAAGCTTAGGTGGGAAGTCTTCTTGAAACTGATCCTCTAGTGTAGACATCTGCTTCAGTACAGAAGATAGTAGACCCTTTGCTTTAGGTGTGTCGAATGCAAACCCGTAGTACCTCGTGCGTACTAACTCAATCTGTAGGTTATGCTCTGCACGTAACGATCTCTTCCAACTATCATCATAGATATACTTAGAAAAGTGATTGTATAAAGCCTCAGTCGTATCCAAGTCACCATACCAGTAGTCAACCATCTCCTGTGAGAACTCACCAAAGTTATGGAAGTCTCCCTTGTGTACGCCAAGCCTACGCCCCCAAGCATCTAAACTATGAGGAGTTCTAGCACCCTTGGGTATCTCAATCCCGTAGTCCACAACACGTGATACTAGTAGGGTATCAATGATCTTAGCTGGGTCAATGAGCCTAGGCTGAAGCAATCTGTTTATCTCAGGCGCATCGAACTGAATGAAGTTATGACCAACAAAGTAATCAACTGACTTGTGCCAATCAATAGCAGCAGCCTTAGCAACAGTATCTTCGTGACAGTTCTCAAACTTGTAGACCTCACCTGTGTCCACATCCTTACCACCACACAACCAAAGCTTGTCGCTACCTATGACAGCATTAGTTTCTATATCGCTAATAACAATCTTCATACTTGGAATGAAACCTCCTCTAGTACTGTGGTGTCTGGGTCATAGTAAACACTACCTGCCTTACCTAGCTTAGCGAAGGGACGGTTCTTGTCAACGATGAAGTTAGTTGTGTTGCGTATTGTTTCATCTTCTGACTCAGTGTCACGCTCCAACTTAATACATACGATTGCTTCCTCTTCGAGTGAGGCAGCATACTTGGTACGGCCATCATCATTCACCTGTGAGATAAAGATAACACCAATGTTTAGTTCCTTAGCCAGCTGAGCCATACGTGCACCCAGTGTAGTCAAGGTACTGGTAGCACCCTCAACACCAGCGTTAGATAGATAGGCCAGTCGTTGTACGTGATCAATGAAGATGAACTCAGCACCGTATACTGTGGTGGCTAGACGTACATAGTCG